TGATCAAGAAGCCCATCAAGTCATTAAACCTAAGCAATGATGCTATATCAGCTCTTATATTAGATGCTGCTAATGATATGCGAGCCATACTAGAGGATAGGAAGGATCAATCAACTATTGAACATTAATAGCAAAAAGCTATACTTGTATGTAAATACATAACCAATACATCTCTATGCCATTCGAAAAAGGAAACCAAGCGGCCAAGAAAAAAGGCAAGCATAAGCGAACATTAATCATTGATGCGCTTAAGGCTAGCGGTAAGACTGAAGAAGATTTCTTTGAGGCTATGGTCGAGAAAGCATTATTCGGCGGCTCTGATGGCGATGGTGACGGCCAAATGATGAGAGAAGTTGCTGCTCGTCTTTATCCTGTTTCCAAATCAACATTGCCCACTTATGATTTCAAGTTTCCTGATGATGGAACCATGCTAGAAAAGGCAGACGCTATTATTAACGCAGTAGGCCAAGGTCAATTACCTATTGATGCCGCAAAGTCATTCATGGATCTTATAGAATCAAGAGCTAGCATTGAAGAAAAAGAAGAACTGGCTGACCGTGTTAATCGCTTAGAGGAAATGCTCAATGCTGACTCAGTCTAAGTTAAAAAAATACGTCTCATATAATCCTGATACTGGCGTCTTTACATGGATAAAAATACCTCCAAAAACATCTAGCACAAAAGTTGGAAATGAGGCTGGATGCGATAATGGCCATGGGTACTTGGTCTTTATGATTGAAGGAGTTATGTATAGGGCGCATAGGCTTGCTTTTCTTTATATGAAAGGAAAGATGCCGAAGAAATATGTTGATCATATAAATGGGAAAAAAAGCGATAACCGATGGTGTAATTTAAGAGAAGTTGATGAGAATCAAAATGCAAAAAACTCTAGGCTTCAGAAGAATAATAAATCTGGCGTATCGGGTGTGCATTTGAATTCCTCTCGATTGAAATGGAAATCCATTATATGGAATAAGAACAAGTCTATTTATCTCGGGGAGTTTGAAGATTTTTTTGATGCAGCGTGCGTTAGAAAGTCTGCTGAGTTAACTTACAATTATCATAGAAACCATGGCCGCACTTCATAGAAGTACATTAAAAAAGAAAATTGATGATCTTGAGGCTGGAATAAGAGTAAAAACAGGCCGATCAAAAAAAACTGCCATAGGCGTTGTTCATCCAAATGGCCATTTACTGCGTGTAATAAAAAACATAAATGGCAAGTATGAAGAAGTTGATGAAGATCCACAGGCCTACATTGCAGAAAAGATTGAGCCTATATTCACTAGACCAAAAAGATTTATGGTATTAATTGGCGGTAGAGGATCAACTAAGTCGATTGCTGCTGGCGACTTGGCATTAATCGATATGCACGATAATGGCGATAGCTGGCTATTTCTTAGGGAGTTTCAATCATCTATTGCTGACTCGGTTCATGAGCTTCTAAAAAGTGAAATATCAAGAATAGGTTTAGATGGCTTCGATATAACCGATAAGACAATAAAAAGCGATAGTGGTGGTAAAGCTAGATTTAATGGATTGTCTAGAAATCCTGAGTCAGTCAAATCGGCCTTTGGCTTTAAAGGCTTTATGGTTGAAGAGGCTCAATTCTTATCAGAGAAATCATTAAGAGTATTAACGCCAACAGGTCGAAATAAGCCTATTAACTGCTTACCTGCTGACTATGTAGTAGAAGAAGAGGATGATGCGCTTTCTAATGTTGTTCAGTTATTTTGCGGAAATCCGGGCAGCTCTCAGGATCCTTTTAGCCAACGGTTTTTAGTTCCCTTTCAGTCCTCACTGGATAAGTATGGATTTTATGAGGATGATTTACACCTAATAATAAAAATCAATTACATGGATAATCCATGGTTTAGGTTGTCAGGTTTAGAGAGTGAAAGAAACTTTGACTACAACAACCTACCTAGAGCTATGTATGATCATATATGGCTTGGTGATTACAATGATTCAGTGGCTAATGCGATAATAGAGCCGGAATGGTTTGATGCTTGCATTGATGCGCACTTAAAGCTTGGATTTACTCCTTCTGGCGTTAAGTTTTTTGCGCACGATCCCTCGGATGTTGGAGATGATGAAAAGGCATTTGCTTATAGGCATGGCTCTGTCTTTCTGGATGTTCAGTCTGTCGATGATTACGATGTGAATGAAGGGTGCGATTGGGCATTGGACTATGCTATTGATGTTAAGGCTGATAATTTTAGCTGGGATGTTGGAGGCATGGGAATATCTCTTAAAAGGCAGGTCGGGCAATCATTAGAGGGTAAAAGGATTAGCGCAACTATGTTTAATGGAGCTGAAGAGCCTGAAATGCCTAATGCTATATATGATCCAAATGATAAGACAGTATTTAAAAAGCCAAAGACAAATAAGGAAGCATTTTTCAATAAAAGGGCGCAATGTTACTGGAAATTACGTGATCGTGTGTATAATACATATAGAGCCGTGACGAAAGGAGAATATATCAATCCTGATGAGTTGATAAGCTTTTCGTCTAATATTGAGAGCCTAGACAAATTACGCTCAGAAATATGCCGAATACCTAAAAAACCAAATGGTAATGGTAAAATACAAATCATGACAAAAGACGAAATGCGAAAGATGGGAATACCATCTCCAAACATGGCAGATAGCGTCATGATGACAATGACGGATTTTTCTGTTATAAAGAAAGCTCCTAAGACTCACACGCCCCCCCAAAAGAAGATATATAGACGATGATTGAAGGTTATCAGATAGCCCTAAATTACGGGCAAGACAGGGATTCGGTTGAAGAAGTTTTAGATGAGCGTATCACTGACTTACACTTTGCGCGATGGGGGCAGGCTGATGACTTGCTATCCGAGATTTGTACAACAGAATTCCAAGGTCAGTTTGATATTGTTTCAAGGGAAAGAAAACGACTACAGGCTGAATTTAGACAGAATGAAGTTGAAGTTAAGTTCCGCAACAAATCCAAAGACGATGACAATATTGATGAGATCATGCAGGGCAAATACCGGACTGATCGCAGATTGTCTAAGTCAAAGCAATGTTTTCAGATAGCTCAAGATGATGCGATTGATTGCGGTTATGGTGCATGGCGTTTAGTCACTGAAGAGGAAGATGACCAAAACACGTTAAGCACTAATCTAGAAGTCAGGCGCGAGGCTATTCCTGAAGCTATACGTAAAGTATTTTGGGATTGCAATTCAGTCTTATACGATAAGTCAGACGCTACACGTTGTAGTGTTATCCATGATTTTGATGAGCTGGCTTATAAAAGATTCCTAGAAGAGAATGATATTGATGAGGAGGACGTATCATTTGTCAGCTTCGATAGCCCTTATGAATCCATCTATGAGCTGTATTTCAATAGACCATTCCGCTATCCATTCTTTAACAATGGCAATAAGAAGATAAACATCCTCGAGTATTATCAATTAGAGCCTGTTAAAACAACGTATTATCAATATATGGATGTTGCTACTGGTCAACCTTTTATCATTACAAAGGAGTCAGCAAAGGAGCAAGGTCTAGGCGAACCAATGAACAAACGCACCAAAACAGAGAAGCAATGCTTTAAGTATTTGTTCAACGGTGTTGAGATTCTAAAGCGCACTAAAGTACCCGGCGGCATGATTCCTATTGTACCTGCTTACGGTGAGCGTAATTTCGTTAATGGCACTGAGAACTTCTACGGCATTGTCAAAACGCTAAAAGATCCGCAGACATTAATTAACTCTGCGTTTAACTATTTAGCTTCAATGATGATGTTTAGCCCGGTTCCTAAGCCTGTCTTTGACCCTAGAGAGATTGAAGGTCACGAACATTTATGGGAAAACGCCAACAATCAAACTTATGCTTATCAGCTTAAGAACAAGCTTTACGTTGATGAGTCGGGCAATCAAATTCCTTTTGCTCAAGAGAATACACAACCGCCTCAAATCCCGCCTGCTGTGGCTAACATTATCGGGGCAATGCCTCAAATGATGGACCTCCTTAGCAATCCGGGTATTACTAATGAAGCGGCGGAAACATCAATCTCAGGTGTGGCGCTTCAACAAATACGTGAAGAGATCGGCATAATGTCTTATATCTATTTAGATAATTGGGCTGAGTCGATGCGTCGTGATGGTGAAATCTATGCAGCGATGGCGGCTGAAGTTTACGATGTTGAGCGCACGGTAATTGTAACAAATGCTGACGGTACTACGACTGAGGAAGTTATTAATGCTGCTCAGTTCATACCAACTATGGATATGTTTGGCCAAATAGAGTTTCAAACTGTTCAGGTAAATAAGGTCTATGATGAGCGTTTTGATGTTCACTTTGATATTGGTCCATCGTATAAGTCTCAACGTGATGCCACATTGAACAACCTGAAAGATATGTATATCTCAATGGACCCTGCTGACCCTATACGCCGCGTCATCATGCTGGATTTTATGTCTAAGCAACAAGGCGAAGGGATGGATGATATTCGTAAGACGGCTAGATATGAGCTTCTAGGTATGGGGCTGCCCGGATTCGATCCGCAAACTCAAGAAGAACAAGAATACATCATGATGCTTCAACAACAAGCTCAAGCTAATCAGCAACCTGACCCGGCTATGATATTGGCTGAGGCTGAGGCAGGCAAAGCTCAAGCAGAAATGATCAATGCGCAAACTAATCAAATGCAAGAACAGCGAGAAATGTTTGAAGCACAGCAGAAAGCTGTTAATGATGCGCAGTCCAATGAGATTAAGGCGTTTGATTCTGAAACTAAACGTCAAAAGGTTATGGTTGATGCTGTTGTTGCTGGCGCTGATGTCGAGAAGAAAACAGCAGAAACGTCTAGTGTTGAATTAGACAATGCGCAAAAGACTGTAGACCTAATTAATAGCGAATTAGAAGCTAGAATCAAAGATATGGCTATTGAGGACTTGATGCGTTTTCGCGGTCAATTCATGTAATTTGCATTAATTTTTAGATATATTAGAATAAGTTATATAGCTGCCAACTGGCTTAAAGTTGAGAAACTAACCCTTTTCCATTTTGAGGAGCATCAAAGATGAGCGGTAATACCGAAACGCTGGAACAAGAAGAAAACGTAGTAGAAGGTCTTTTAGATCAATCTGTAGAAGCGGGGGCGGATACAGAGGCGGATTTACCCAATGAAGCCACAGAGACAGAAGCACCGGAAATTGACCTAAGTACACTTGTGGACTCGCGATCCGATGAAGAAAGACAACATAACAAGCAAAATGCTGAGCAGCGAATCTTAAGAAAGCGCACTCGTGAGCTTGAAGATAAACTTAAACAGCTTGAGAGTCAGCCTTATCAGGCCGATACAAGTGAACTAAAGAAGCCAAGAAGAACCGACTTCTTAAATGATAAGGTTCTATATGATCAATATGGTGGTAATGAGCAGTTAGCATTGGCCGCTTTTGAAGACGCTAAAGATGATTACAATGATTCTGTACGGAATCTATCATCAAAGGCTGAGCAAGAGCATAAAGGCCATTCAGAGCAGGCTCGTTTTCATTTACAGATTGAAGAAGGGTTTGATGAACATGCTAAAGATGTACGGCATAGAATCCCCAACTTCGATACATTGATTGATAAGGCAGAAAGCATCCTTGGTGTTGAAGGTGCGCTTCTGATTAAAGATCAATACGGTGAAAATGCCCCATTGATGTTAGCTGCTTTAGGACATGATAGAAATCTAACTGCTAGTTTAACTCAAGGTTCGCAGGTTGAGGCTTTCAGAAAGCTTGCTGCCTTAGAGCATAAGGTTGTTAATAGTCGTTCTTCGTTAAATACACAATCAACCGCTTCTACTGAAACGGCTGTGAAAAGTAACGAACTTTCTGGCGTGGCTTCTATTGAAGCTGCTATGAAGAAAGCTGCTGACAAGGGCGATCACAAGCAATATATCGAACTACGCAAGCAGCTTGATCGAGTACAACGCGGCTAAAACAGTAAGAAGCTAGACAAATATAAGGTGATAAATTATGTCTAGTTCTTTAAATGAAGGTGCGCTGATCACGTATGGCATTGACGAGATTGTAAAGGTCTTTGAAGGTGTTCATACGTTAACTGATATGACTCAAGCATACGATCCGGGTGCGGCAAGTCTACAGCGTTCAGCAAACCAATACTGGAAACCTATCCAACAGCAAGCAGTCGTTAAAGAGGGCTGGGACTTGACAGGTCAACAAGACGGCGTTCTTGAACTATCAATCCAAGGCTCTTTAGGCGACCCAACCAACACATACAGACAATTACGTGCTGATGACGTACGTGATGAGACTGCTTACCGTCGTGCTGTTCGCGCTGATGCTATGCGTCTTTTAGGTGACATGGAGGCTAAAGGTCTAAGCACTGCTGCGACTTACGGCTCATTCTGTGTAACTGACTCTGCTGCGTTTGGTTCTGCTGATTTCGATTTGTGGGATGGCCTTTCAACATGTACCACTCGTATGGAAGATACCGAATTCAATATTGATGACGGTGTTTGTGCTTTCCTTAACCCCGATGCGTATCGTGCTGGCGGTAAGAACTTAATTACTTCTAATGCGCGTTTCAGCCAAAACTTACCTGATGACGCTTACAAGCAAAACCTATTGCAGAATCGTGTTGCTGGTTTCGATGACGTTTATTCGCATCCAAAACTTCAACGTGTAACTGCTCAGGCTACATCATTAACTGTTAACGGTGATCAATCATTTGCTCCACAGGCTACTGAGCTTGCGAACAATGGTTCTCCGGTCCCATTTGATAACCGCTATGCAACCATTCCTACGAATGAAGCAACAACAGGTATTAATGTTGGTGATAAGTTCTACATTGCTAATGTATTTGCAGTATCGCTTGATGAGAAGATTCAGCTTGATTATGAGCAAACATTTACTGTTACTTCAGTAGGCACGGAGGAAATTACGGTTTCACCACGTCCTATTGCTTTGGATGATGCTGCTTTAAGTGATCTTGAAAAGGCGTATGCAAACATCAATACCACTATTTCTAATGGTGATACGATTGTTTGGTTAAATACAGCTGCACGTCGTTCGAACGTGGTTATGGCTAAAGATGCGATGGTATTGGCTTCAAGTCCTATTCCATTAAATCACGAGCTATTCCCTAACTTATTTGCGGAGCAGTTCCAAGTAGGTCCAATCAATGGAATCATTGCATTCAATGGTAATATTGATGACTTTACAGGTTCGTATCGTATTGGTTTATGGTATGACTGGAATATTGAGAAACCCGAGCAAATAGGTGTTCTATTGGACGCACAGGCTTAACTATAGGGGGCTTCGGCCCCTTTTTGAGGTATAACTATGCCAGCTTATTTTAAATATTGCGCAAAACATAATAATCAAAAAAGCCAATCTTTTTACAACGGTAAGGAGCGCATTGGCTATAAGGTTAAAGTCTGCAATACTGAAGACGAGATTAAGAAAGCTTTGAAAGATGGCTGGATTCGTGAATTGAATCAGCTTACCAAAACCACTAGAAAGAAGGCGGTTAAAGATGAGCAGCAAGACAGTGAAGTACGTTCTAGAGAAAGCTCTGAGGGAAGTGGGCCAGTCAACGAAGTTCAAGACACCGTCAGCGAGTGATTTCGAATTAGCTTTTGATATGTTCATTGATATGCTGGACATGTGGGAGGCTCAAGGATTCAAACTGTATGGCAATAGGCCTACAGGAATGCAAAATACGATTGGCTCTGAGGAGCCTTTAGTGGCACTTTATAGAAACCTAGCGTTAATGATAGCTTCACAATACTTTTATGAGCCATCGCAATTACAACGCGCTCAAGCAGATAATGCTTTACGATCAATCCGAAATAGACGCAGAAGACCTCCATGTATGTCTAGGCCTTCTAGAATGCCAAGGGGATCTAATAACTATTGGTATAATTTCTATTTCTTTGATTATTACGATAACGATGAAAATGGCGTTTTAGAGAATAATCAAGGCGCTGTATTGGTGGTTCCATGAGTACAGATTACCCTTACGGATATTGCGGGTGCGGCATAGGTTCGTGCCGCTCTTGTTATCCTTATTATCGCGTTAAATTAAATCAATTAGCCGAGGTTGATCGTGTTAGCGCTGGCACTTATTTGGTCGGCAATGACGGCAATACATATTCTGTTGATGCTATCCGTCGATTTATTGTTCCATCATTATCAGGATTTAGCGCAACACAGGTTACAGGCGATTCTAATACCGGTGTTGGATTAGTTAATCGCTATGAATACACTGAGATAACTGCGCCGGTCACGTTTACTATCTTAGATGCCGATAGAGAATCAGGAACTATTATTAATCCGTGGAATTTCGAAATAAAAGATAAAAGCGGTAATTGTAGCGGCACGAATACTATCTCTATTGTTCGTGAAGATGGTCAGCCTATAGAGGGTGCCAATCCTTTGATTATTAATGTTAGCTTTGGTGGTGTCGCTTTATATTCCGATGGCACTGATATTTATACACAAGGCGGTACGGTTTAATGGGTAGCAATACAAACGCAACAACGAATAAGCCAGTTGATACTACCTCTGATCAGTCTATTGAGAATAAAACAGTTAACGGTGTACTGCTTGAAAGTGGTGGTGATCCATTACAGTTTTTAAACAGAAGTGGTGGTTATTCTACTCCTTTCGGTGGTGGTAATGTTATAGGCACTTCACCTACTGTTATTGGTAACTTGGCGGCATTTAATGACACTTTTGGTACAAATATTGTAGACTCTGGGGTTCCTATATCAAGCCTAGTGCAGCCTTCAGCTACAGTTATCGTTAATAGCGCAAGTGATTTACCTGCTCCAAGTGGCGGCGTAATTACTTTAGAGGATAAGGCTTATTTATTCCAAGGTGATGTAGATTTAGGCACTGATACCTTATTGGCCGTTGAGAATACGGTAATAAACACGATTGCAGGCAGACCGATTACTAATTCAGCAAATGCATTATTATCATTCGATGGTGTTTCAAGTGCTTCATTGATTGGCATTCAGGGGTTGTCTAACTCAGGCGGCCCAGCTTTAGAATCAATCAACGGTGCTTCGCCTATTGTTCGTGATGCTAACTTGACCGGCACGATAGGGATGGTTGTTGATGGCTCTAGTCTAGATGCTGAAGGCGTTCGAATGAATGCAGGTACATCATTGTTAACGACTGCGAATGCTTGCCCTAATGTACGCGTAAATAACTTTTCAGGTTCTAATTTTACAGGCTCGGTGATGTCTATTGATGGCACAGTAAGCCGTTTGGATTTAGTTGATATTGTTGTGCCTACTGGCTTACAGGGTTTAGTGATTGAGGCGACGGGAACTGTTAATAACTTAACGACTGAAAACGTTAACTTTGCAACAACGACCGAAGCATTAGTTCTTAGTGGTTCTGTAGGCACATGGACCGCGGGAAGTGGTGAATTCTTCTCGCTAACTGAGATTGCTTTCTTATTAGACGGTAATATTACTCAAGGTATGCAGTTAAATGGCACTAGAGCTTTTTCATTATCTAAAGAGGCTGTCAGCATTGTAGGCTCCAGCATTGACGGCATGATTTGGTCAGGCGGTGCAATATTTACCAATAACGGCTCTTCTTCAGCTTTAGTGGGTGATACCAATAGTGCAAATATTAACCAATCGGCTCGATTCACTAATGTGGCATTTATTACTAATGGCGGAACTTCATTATCAGGTATTGACCCTCAAGACTTAAATTATGATTTTACTAGCTGCTTTAATGTTGAGGATTCTTATTACTTAGGATGTGCTGATGTGACGTCAACAGGAACCACAAATAATCCGGGTGTTGGTCAGTGGACTGATGTCGTAGCAACCTTTTCTGAGTGCGATGAGATTTCAAGATGGTCTGTTG